CCATTGCCATCGGGCGGTTAACTCAGCGGGAGAGTGCTACCTTCACACGGTAGAAGTCACTGGTTCAATCCCAGTACCGCCTACCAAATAAAATCAAGGGGTTGCGGGTCATTCCGCAGCCCCTTCGTCATTGACTGCTACCATTTTGCTACCATCGACTGAAAAAATGGTTTCTTCCAACCGGCAAGCTGCTTCCTGATTCTCTTTCTTCATCAAATGTGCATAGACGTTCAAGGTGACAGTGGGGCTTGAATGCCCTAACTGGCTTTGAATGTATTTGATGTTCTCCCCTTGCTGGAGAAGCAGGCTTGCATAGGTATGCCGTAGGTCGTGAAATCTGATCCTGTCAATCTCAGCATCCTTCAGCGCCTTTCTGTAATACCGTTGCACCATGTTGCTGTAATTCATCGGCCCCCTGATCTCCACATCCGATCCTTCCGGCTGGTCCTTGCAGGTAGAGTAAAAAACAAGATCATCATCCTTGCCGCCGCTTGCCAGCTTCCAGATCCTGAGCTGATGAAGCAGGGTAGGGGGGCAGTCAATCGCTCTGACACTCTGTTTCGTTTTCGGTGAAAAGAAGCGGCCCATGTTGAATGTCCGCCTGATATGGATCTGCTTCTTGTCGAAGTCCACGTCAGACCATTTCAGCCCCAGCAATTCCCCTTGCCGCGCACCGGTCATAACCGCCGCCATAAACAGCGTTCGATATTTCTGATCCGGTGTCGCCTCTATCAGCGCCCGGATCTGTTTCGGTGTCAGCACGGAAATTTTCCCTCCTGTCTCATCCTCTATCGTTTTGCGTGGCCTCTCTGCATCCCGCACCGGGTTGCTGTCAATGTATTTGTGCCGTACAGCATAGGCCATGATCTGATTGAGACTGACGAGAAGTTTTCTTAGGGTGCTGATATTCATTTTGTCCGCTTGCCGCTTTCCAATCCACTTTTCAATTGTGGGGGTCGTGATCCGGCTAATCTTCAGTTCGTCCAATTCCTGGAAATGGCATCTGACGTGTATTTCATAGACTTCAGCGGTCGTTTCTCTCAGGTATGGTTTCTTATATTCAAGCCATGCCTTGGATACTTCCTTGAATGTGGGTGTCTTTCCCAATGTGCAATAGACGCCCTTTGTAATCATGTCTTCAATGTTTCTTAGTTCATCTTTCGCCGCTGCTTTCGTGGTTCCCTGTTTCAAGGTTTTCCACCGTCTGACGCCATGTTGATCGTAAAAGTCAACGATCCATTTGTCACGCCGTTTCGTGATGCAAGCCATGTCAAGCCCCCTCTCCGATTTCTTTCGGCCATCTCTTCAGGCGCTTTAGAAAGCCATCTACCTTGATCCGATAAACGGCCAAAATGCCATTGATGTTTTCAAGAACAACATATTTCTTTCCGCCATACTCTCGAACCCCGGATGTGTTAGCGGGCTGAATTGACACGCCGGATCGAAACCATGCTGCCATTGCCCGTGTTGTCATTGCCAGGTCGTCAACCTGCCCTTCAAATTCTTGCTGCTCTTTCTCAATCTGTTTCAACTCTACTGGCTTCATTTTCCCCGGTTCTAAGTTCCCCATCAATTTCACCATCCGTGCATTGCTCTTTTTGACCATTTCCTTAATCTTCGCTTCATCCATAATTTAACCTCCTTATTTAATTTTGGATGAAGCTTATATTATAAATGTCAGCTTGTCAAGCTAATTCTTTTCGCTTCTTTTCAGTACGCCATCCGCTGAACGATTTGCTCTTTGGTCAGATTGTCATAAGCAGACTTGAATGGCTTTTTTGCCGCCGCCTTACTGTACCTTGATTCAATAGCCCGGACCTTCACGAACCGCCCGACAACTTCGCTTTGCCTGTCTGCAATCCGTCTAAAGGCTTGCGCATGGGAAAGCCCTTGCTCTGTGTAGGCTTCCACCATAGCGACAACATCGGCGCTGGTAAGCTTGGCGGGCATGGGCAAATCATCAATAGGGGATTCCTTTTTATTTTCTCCGCTGAATGCCGCCCCATATCGGTCTGACATGCGTTTCACTTTTTGGTCAACCATGCCCCGACACCGGTTAAACATCCGCGCAACCTCCGCGCGGGTAAACCCGAAGACGGAAACCAGCAAAAAGTATTTTTGGTCCTCTGTGAACCTGTCCGGCTTCATGGCCTTAATCCCTCCCTTCCGGGCATCCAATGTGTCGATGATCTTGTTTAGGCTCTCCACCGCGTCCCCGTAGATGGAGACAATCGTATTCTCAGTCACGCCGTACCGTTCCGCAAGTTCCTTGCAGGGTGTCTTGTTGAAAAACCGCTCGATAAAGACGGCGGTCTTGCGTAGCCTGGCATCCCCGCTGCTCCAGGGCACCCCTTCCGTTGCTCGGTCAAGCTTGTAGCTCGCGCACTCGCAGAAATGGACCTCTTTGTTCATCGGAAAACATACTGTGTCCTTTTCCCCGGATTTCTCCATGATCCTATTTTCGTGCCAGAGGATAGCATTCACGGTCGCGCATGGCGCCGTGCATGTATCCCTTTCGCTGCATTCATTACAGGTCTTCTCTTCCATACCGCACCCCCCTACTGGTTAAGAGAGTTCATGTTCTCCAATTGCCGCACCTCGTCCACCGTGAGAAACCCGGCCTCGATTCCGATCTTGTATGCTTCAAACCGGCTCTTCGTATCGGCCTTCAGGTAACCTTGCGTCAGATGTTCGATGAAAAACTTTTCTTTCTCGGATTCCGTCAAGAGGGATTTTGTCATGGCCTGTTCGATCCGGGTCAACCAGGGTTGCAAGGTGTGAATGAGGAAACTTCGGTTCTGCTCCGTCACGTTCGAGTAAGTGGATCTTTCATAATCCATGACCAGGTTCAAGGGCACCCGGAAGACGCGGGCAATCTCCACCACGCTGAATTTCTGTGATTCGATCAACTGCGAATCCTGAGGCGTCACGCCGACCGACTGCCACTTCAGATCATTGTCCAGTACGGCAACCCTATGATGCTTTTTTGCCCCCTGATGGCCCGTGGACCATGCCGCCTTAAGGTTCGCCATAGACTGCGCGTTTAATGCGTTCGGGGTGCTTAAAATGCCCCCTGGAGAGGCATCATTAGCAAAGTACGACTGACTATATGTCCCTACTGCCTTTGCATACCCGAAGGCGTCCCTGAGTAGGTTTAACGGCGAAAAACCGATGATTCCATCGTCACTTAAGCCCCGGATATGCAGCACGTCCGCCATGCGGTATATTTTCTCCGTGCCGTCCGTCTGGTACCGATAAACCAGCTCCCGGCCCTCCACCTCAACTTGCATCCTGTCCGGGTGCAAAGGCCATAGCGCAGAGACTTCCCCGCCGTCACGTTCGATGAAACAATAGGCATTCCCTCTGAGGCATAGGTGCCCGACAAGCAATTCCCGAAGTTCGAAGGATGTCATAAGCGGGTTTGGGGATTCGTGTAGCAAGTGATAGAGGCTGAACCCCCGCGCTCGTTCCTTGTCGCCGTTCTCGAAGCGCTCATAGGTCAGCAAGGGCAGGCTTGCAATGGCTTCCGTCAGCACCCGGATGCAGGCATAAACGGCAGGAATTCCCAACGCCACTGTCTCGGTGATATGGATTCCGGCGGTCGTTTCAGTGCCCTCGAATGCGTCAAGGTTTGCCCATGATCTTTTCCAGAATTTCCAGTTCATAATATGCTCCTTTATCGACGAGGTGCCCCGAAGGGCACCCCTCGAAGGTTTACTTTATTACCTCGCGCCCAACCCGACGCACCACGAAAGCGAAGATCCGTTCTTCGGGGTGATTGCCGATGACCAGGTTCCCATTGCATCGAAACGCAACATCACGCGATAGCTCATAAGGTCTTTCGTCCAACCGGGGATATTGGAGCGCTCCAGGGTGACGCCCCGCCTGATCCCGATTGCGTACTGGCTCAGATCGACAAACATGATGTCGTCTGCATCCCCGACAACCGGAAGGTGCGAAGTGAAAACGACCGGCCTTCCCATGATCGAAAACGTGCCGGAGTTCTCTTTGAGCACGGAAACGTAAGAACCCGCCGTGCCGACCGCAATGCTAAGCTGCATCAATTGGGGAATGGTCGTGTCGTTCGCAAGCCAGATTGCCCGTTGCCTGCCTGCCGGGTACATCCTGGCAAACATCTTGACGCAATTTTCCCAGCAAATAGTGTCGGCAACCTGTCCGCTCTCTTTGGTGATACTGATCTTCGCCGGGTCGTTCCTGATCCCCAACGGCATCCCCGCACCACTACCGCCGAAAAAGGCTTCATCCATCCCGAAGCTGATGGATGTCCTCATAGCTCTGTCAAGCTGTGCCTCGAAACCTTGCCCGTCTTCGCGTAATTCGTTCGAAACATCGACAAAGATCGCGCCCTTGTGCGCCGTCATTTCGATCGCACGCAATTTGCCGGTCTGCTTGTTCCCCTCGCCCTCTTCAGCCAAAAACTCCATTGCAAACCCGCCGAATAAGGTCGAAGATTGATCCGTGCAATCCCATCCGGGCACTTTCCGACTTGCGGATTCCATAGGCCAAACCGTCGCACGGGGGCGAATGATTTCCGACTCAATCGAATCGTCTAACCACTGCGCCACCAACGGCTCAGGCACGCTGAACCCGCCGGCGGAAGGGGTGCCTTCGAGCATCGACGCCCGGAAAGCCCGGATTTGGTTTTCGTCCGCCTCCAGCACCCGCCCCTGGTTAAACATCCCCGAATAGGTCCGATTGACAGCGGGTCCGCCGGAAAACTCGAAAATTGCCCGCTCTTCTTTTTTGATTTCCGGGGTGAAGGTCTTCAGATCCTTTTTCGCCTGGTCCGCCATGTCAAAGGCTTCAAGACGGGCATCGAAACCCCGGATCTCGCCCTTCAGCTCTTCCATGCGTTCTGCATTTTCGCCGGTCTTTGCCAGCTCCGCGAGTTCCTCAACCGCTCCTTTCTTTGCCTTCAGTACGTCGTTTTTGTCCATGATCTTCCTCTCCTTTTTTCCATTGATTGATCGGCCAATGCCGACCGTTGCGTCTGCGCCCGCTGCTACTAAACTGCATTCGTAAGGCATCCATCGGGTCGCCGTGTATCCGGTTTTGGTTTTCTTCTTTGCAATGATCTGGTAACCGATGCTCAGATTCCGAAGAATGCCGTCGCAGATGTCCTTCCAGATCCCCTCCTGGTTTGCGGATAGTCTCAGGGTGCCCCGGAGTTTGCCGTCTGCTATTTTCAGATCTTCCACACAGCCGACAGGCAGGCTCCGAGTGTCGTGGCTGCAAAGCAGCGGCAAGGGTGCCCGGCTCAGGTCCACCGCCGATGGTTTGTGACTCAACACCTCTTCGCCGTCATATCGGGTGACAGGGGTTTCACTCGATAGACTGGCCTCAACCGTCCGGGATTCCGCCCGGATACTGCCTACATCAATTTCAAAACTTCTCTTCTCCATGCCCTAAACCTCCTTTGTCTACCGTGGTAGACGTTCCGTTTTTACTGCCTTGCCCGCGCGCGCGAACCCGCAGATTTGCGGAATCGAAATTATGGTCAGCCTCTTGCTCCTCGCGCGCGAGGGCGAACCTGTCAGATCCAGGTTATTGATGGCTCCACCTCCTTTTTCGTATTTCGCAAAGCACCGTCAAGCGCCATGATGCACGAGACAACAAGGTCGATCTTTTCCCGGCTTTTTTTCTTGCTGGGCTTCACGTTCCCCGCTGCATCCACCTCAACTATTACATTAGAAAAGCACCACGAAAGGCATGGATTTAAAGGAAATACGATCTTCCGGCTCAGGATTAGCTTTTCGAGTTCCTTTGATGGCGGTGACATAGACGCGAAACCTTGCCCGAATTCGATCACGGTCAAACCCATATCGGTCAAGTCTTTCACGATCTTTTGACTTCCCCAGCGATCAAATAAAAGCGCCTGCAACTTGTACGTCTTGGAGATATTCTCGATCCGCTTCAGAATGTACGCATAATCCACCACGCTGCCAGGTGTGCTCTCGATATGCCCTTGCTTGGCCCATTGGTCATAGGGCGCGCGGTCGGCCTTGCTACGCTGTTTAATGGCCTCGGCAGGGCACCACGCATAATGTAGCGTATAGAACGGCTCGTTCTCTTCGATGGGCGGAAAGCAAATCGACAGCGCCGAAAGATCCTGCGTGCTGCTTAAATCCAGTCCGCCATAGCATGCACGCCCGCTCAGGTCCGGGATTTCCCCGACGCATGCAGCGAAGTCCTCAGATGCAATCCATTTCGCCTCTGAATCGACTCGCTGATTGAGATAGAGATTTCGGAAGGTGCTTTCTCGTGCCGCAATCTTTTTTGCTTGCTCCGAAAAAGATCGCATTTCTTCAAGTGATCGAAAATCGTTCAACGCCGGATTGCACGCAAACCATGTCTTTTCATCCCAGGGGTCCGCATCGTCGGGCGCCGCGTACACGCACCCAAAAAAAGCAGGGTCCGGCGGCAGGGTGCCGTCCTGGATCTTCAAGGCATAGTCAACGAGTTCACTCATTATGTGATTCGGGTCGGCGCTCTGCGTGCTGATTACGATCTGAAGAGGCTCTTTCCGGGCACCGGTGCCGGTACTCAATCCATCGTACAAATCCCGGCATGCCCACTGCGCGAGTTCATCGCAGACAACAAAGCTCGGTGACAGTCCGTGCGCCTTACGTGCATCGGCAGTAAGCGCCCGGTACACGCTGCCGGTCGTGGTGTCGGTGATCGTCTTATGAAAGCTCTGGATATTGCAGCGAACCGCAAATTCGGGCACGCTTAAAATCATGGCTTCAAGTTCCCGATATATTATCGACGCTTGTTCCCGGTCAGATGCAGCAGAAAAAACTTGTCCCCGTTGCTCGGATTCCGGCCCGATCAAATGGCAAAGCGCAAGCGCCGCCGCCAGGGCAGTTTTCCCATTTTTCCGGGGTAAAGTGATTAGCGCTTGCCGGACGACTCGAAGACCATTTCCATTGGTTCGGTAAATCGAATCGACTATTTCTCGCTGCCAGGGACGAAGTACCAGGTTTCGGCCTGCATGGATTCCCGAAGTGATTGGCAGGAATTCACAGAATCGAATCACTCTTTCCGCCCGGCTCAGTCCTTTTTTCTCCCAGGGGAGGGTCTTGGCCCGATATGCCCGCCTTGGCTTTAGTGCTTTGCTGATTGCACTCTGAATCCCGTGTCTACCCATCTATTCGGCCCCTTGCGCCCAGGTAAGTCTGTTTGGCGCTGCCATTCCGGTTATACTTCACGCATTTTTGATGATTTTTTGTCATAGTATGCGTCTCAGCGTGACAACGCAAGCACAAACTTTCGCAGTTCGATTCATCCGTCAACGCGCCACCCTCTTTGATCGCCTGGCGGTGGTGCACCATAACCGCCACCACCGGCCCCCGTCCCTCTCTCTCGCACATCTCGCACAGCGGGTGCTGCGCCAGGTACCACCCCCGAAACCGCCTCCACTTCACGCTCAGATAGAACGGGTCCGTTTCTTTCGGTGCACGCGGTCGCCGGTGCTCGGTGCAATACGCCGAACCCGGCTCCGCGTAGTTCTTGCATGGGAATGCGGCGCAATACTTCATCACAGCAGCCCAGCCAGCACCCAGCCGACAGCAAACCCCATACTTGATATGAGTGATAACCAGATCATTGCCCTCGTTGCATTCATGGTTCGTCCCTCCCTCCCTAACATGTTAGTCGCCCCGGTCCGGGCGCTCGCTCTCAAACCCCTTTTAAAAGATCTTGAAAAACACCTGGCCTTTTATAAGCACTACGAGAAACCGGAAGGATACCCGGTGGATTTATAATCGGCGTGCCGATTCTCTCTTGTCCTTTACTGGTATGGCTTTCATGCGGTTTATGGCTCTTCGTAATAGCTACGAGAAACCGGTACCCTAACATCTTCACTTCCTCCCAATAGCTACGGTTTTCCGTAGCGGTTCACTACGGTATTCCGTAGCATCTTTTAATTTCATCCATGATCGAACGTCGTGACCAGCCCACAGCACACGCGTTTTTTCGATAGTTTGAAAAGCATCGGTTCCGTACTCTCTCCATCGTTCCGACAAGGCATAGACGGAAAAGTCGTTTTTATGGATTCCGCCTTGATGCTCAACATCAATGAATCCACTCTCGATCAACTTTTTCATCACTGCGTGAAATTGGCTCGTGCTTATGCCCAGGGTTTCAGCTTCGGCATAGGTGAAGGCCAAACCGCTATTTTCATAGGTTGGCTTTTTCCCTCTCTTGCGTTTCGTCCACTTTCTCTTTTGAAGGAATCTCAGTAGCACCCGAATCCCCGTTGCGCTTAACTCTCGGAAGGCCGTGCTCTCCAGGATTTCCCATTCTATGAACACATCCCGCCTTAGCTGATACTTTGGTTGTCGTCCCATGACGCTGTCCCTTTCGTCCCTGGTGTTTTTAAAACGGGGAAACCGGGCGGGACGTACCCGGCTTGTCGGCTGCCGCCTATCCCCGATTTCCAGACTTTGCCTGCATAGACGGCCTGTCACTCGTCCGGGTAGTAGATCGTCGATTCTGGATCGCAAAAGTGCCCTGTACAGCCCTTGCCGGATCAACTTTCTTTCTGGCCTGGTCTGCGAAATAGCCCTTTCCGATCTTCGCCGGAGATTTCCCCATCCGATACGGGAAACAGAGACAATCGTATGTCGTACAGGTAGAGACAAACTCACGATTGCCGCACACACATTGAAGACAGAATTTTCGGATGATCTTGGCGGAAGGTCGGCCCCGGCCCAGCCGGAATGGGTGTAGCGGGCAAGGATCGAAACCGGGTGTTTTCGCGTCTGCATCACAGCGGCGTACCTCTGCATCATTGTTGCCGTTGCAATAGAGACAATAGCTTCGGATTGTTGAAAGCGGTGTCTGTTTCATCGGTCGGCCTCCCTTTGTCTCGATAGCCAATCCATGACTTCGGCGTGTTTGAATCTGCAATACTTGCCGACGCGGTAAACGGGGAAGTCACCGCCCTTGATCCGCGTTCGCGAGTAAATCCACGAAGGGGCAACCTTCAGCCGCTTCGCTTCCTCTTCGAGCGTTAGTAATTCCTGATCCATCTTGCCAACCTCCATCATGGTTAAAGTTCGTGAAACTAAAAAAGCCGCTGTCAATTACCAGCGGCTAAAGTAAAACACAATATATGAATGTAATCCAATACTTACGTAATTATGTCGAATTTGTAAACTAATTTACGCATCACAATAATTTCATTTACTTAGAAAAGGCTTGATAGCTCTTTCAAGTTCATCGTATTTTTTTGCGCTCAAATGCTGAAAGGCATTGTCGCGGAAATTCTTTCTCAGGATGTCACCGGTTAATGACTTCGCGCTTCTTTCAAGCGCCGTGCCCACGTACAGCTTCCGAAACATTTCGGCCATAAGGTCAAACAACACCACGTCCGTCAATTCACCTTTGAATTGTTCCAGATAACGGAAAACGGCATATACTTGAAACACTATCATTTGATTCACCGATTTCGGTAATGGTTTCATCAAAGGCTTCGGTAAAAAACAATGCGTCAGAAAGTCTCGAAAGACTTGCAGCTTGTCAATGTCCCTTTTTATTATCGTCTGTCTTGTGCTGGATGGGATGGAATCATCGCTAAGAAGTATATCAAGGCTCGCAATGGCCTTTCCGTACTGCTTATCCACGGTCTTGTACCAATCAAGGACGTCTTGCCATTCCGGGTTTTTTGCTCTTTTTGACATGGCCTGGCGGATCATATTCAAGCTATAAAACCTTTGCAGTATTTCATTGACTTTCGCAGCATCCGCGCCGTGGTCCTGCAAGTGCTTTGCAAGTTGTCGGTTTTTTTTGGTGGTGATAAGGGCAAAGGGGTTTTCTGGAAAATCTGGTTGTAATAGCATTGCTTATCCCTCGCAATTATCCCGTGGTTTGATGAAGGGGAAACCGGCGGGATATGTCCGGCTTTCGGGAGCTACCCTATCCCCTTCAAGTCTGCTACCATTTTGCTACCATACTATCAAAAAACATGGTTTAAAACCATCTAACAGGATAAAACGACAAACTGTCAACACTTTATTTTCTTTCATGTTGTTTCATATTGATTCATTTCTCTAATGATATCAATAACATTCACACGGTAGAAGTCACTGGTTCAATCCCAGTACCGCCTACCATAAATATTAAGGGGTTACGGGTCATACCGTGACCCCTTCTTCGTTAGTGTCCCTATCGGGGATGGTTGAAACCCCTCGCCTTTAGGCGAAGAGAAGATTATAATCTGTCGCCATGCGACGTTATCAA